TTTGAGTTTGAGATCTCAAAGCAGAATTTGCTGCTGGCTTGTTCACAGATACCTTTTTCTTTGGAGAAGGAGCCAAGCGGGTTGTTATCGACGATTAACACCTATCATTAAATTAATGGAGAAATTAGCAACGTGACAAGATTTTGTCAAGATGTTAAGAAATGTAGACAGCAAAAAGACTGCAGATTAGTTAACAGCATTAAGAGAGTCACTCTTACCATTGCTTGGCTAATTCACAGTCGAAAACGGAAACAATCGTTTCTGGATTGTGTCGAATGATAAGTAGCGAATGGAGACCTACAACATACTTCTTGGCTTAGCCCTGTTAGGAGTTGGTGTACATCTGCAATCAAATTACTATGATATCTTAAAAGGCTTCGGAAAGCAACAAGCAAGGGCTTTAATTAGACCTTTCACCGCACATAATTCTAAACTCGGACTAAATTTTGATGTAGCAGCTTGAAATGCCGGTGACGCCTAAGACAAATGGTACAAAGCAGCCGTGGGACCACTTTATTCCCCTTCAGCTTATGAGCCGATCCTCAAAATAGCTAATATTGACACAACAAGATTCAAACCTAGAGTAGTCATGTGAATGTGAGGTCCTGAGGAACAAGAACCGCAAGATGATTATGAGATGGTAATGTGAGGCCCAACACCTAATGACTCAGACAGAGATTTGCAGCTAGCTTAAACTACTGAAGACCTGCGTGAGCTCAAGCACAAAGTCGAACAACTGCCAGACCATCTCATTCACCTTGGGAAACAAATGTCCCACGTATAATCAGATGAAAACGTTGCAGAGATGTGATACCAATTAGGAATAGTTAACCCCTTTGCTAAGGACGTTAGTGGAGTTAGAGTGCCCTCGTTAGTGTGCGATGAAACTGTGTCCATGTCCAACAGATAAGTCGTGCAAATCACAATCCCTGTCCATGGACGATGCATGCTATTAATTAACTACACAGCAATGGCAACCTCACCTTATGTGCTATTCACAACATGCGTCAACCCCTTTAGTATTCCAGCAGTAAGAATTGACTCAGTAACGGATCCGTCCGGTACTGTCATCCAACAGTTTGCGGAAATTGCTTATCCGTTTGGATAACCTGCCAACGCACTTGGGTATACAGTCGGTAGCGCATTTGACGGAGCATCCATTTACTCTTAAGTCAAGTTAGTTGCAGGCGGATTTTGACTTTATAAGACATCAAGTGCAGACGTTGAAGCTGGAACAATAAGAGCAATGTATTTCAGACGTAAGCAACAGGTTGACGTGTCAGTCTCTACCCTTTTAGAATAAGGTCAAGTTTCTAGATATGCCTCAAAATGTTTCGTAGCCAATGACGTCGGACTAATGCACGGTTGAAATGATTTTATGATGCAAGGAACTTATAGACCAAATGGAACAGAAGACATCGAAAGATATTATGATTTTAGAGACTCTTTTGCAGGCCACAATCCTACCGGTTTTGTAGTGCCAGATGGTCCTGTCGGCCCCATTCCAGCTTAATCTCTGTATGGCCCGGCTGCGGTGTGTAACGTACTAACTGGTGCGTTAATTTCCCCAACAGCACCGCCTGCGGCAGGTTGTGGAATAAACAGCTCAACTTTTCAAGACCACTGCACAATGATGACTTTTGACCAATGCACGCC